GAGTATGGATTTGGCCAACTGGACCAGTCATTGGTTGTACACCAACAAGTTCATTTGCAATGACTGTTGGCATGACACGTCTGATCACTGGAAGGATCACACGATTTAATGTTGCGACATTACCGGCGGATGTTGCGCCTGCTGTAGCTGTTTCTGACAAATACTGTCTAGTATTTTCCAAAGTTGCAGCCATAACAGATTTCTTGTTGCCTTGAAGGCCTTCAAGTAGTGCGCTTTTTGTATCCTGCCAGCGACTTTCTAGTAGTTCTGACATTATTATCTCCTTAATTTAATCCAGCTAAACGACGAATGTCTACCACGACACCTTCATCTGCTGTTGAACTAACGTTAGTTGTGTTTTCTCTATTGCCTGTTATTTCTTTTGCCTCTGATAGGACCTTCTTCTTGGCTGGAGTATTACCATCGATAACTGCCGGTAGGTACTTGTCAAACTGTGCTTGTAAGCGGTTAGTTTGAACTGATTCCAGTAAGTCTGTCATAATCTCTCTTTGATCTTTACCTAATGGTGCAATCAAATTGTTCATAATCTTTTCACGCTTTGCAGCTTCAACTAAGCGTGATTTCTCTTTGCCTGCTGATTCTGCTAGTGTTTTTGCTTTCGACGCAAATGCTTTAGCTTCTGCTAGTTGCTTGTCCTTAGCGGCAAGTACTTGCATTAGTTTAGCAGTTTCTGATTTTTCATTTAAATATGAACTACCATATTCTGCTGCAAATGATTCGAAGATTTTACGACCAAAGTCGTTTTTACGTGCTGTATCAATATCTTCTTTAAGTGAAGTAATTTCGCTCTTAAGCGTTTTACCTACCATTTCAGATACTGCTGTAGCACTTCTTTCGATAAAGTTAGCTTTAACTTTAGCGAAGTGTGATTTAGCTTCACGTACAAGTTTTACCTTTGTTTCTGCTAAGTCTTTCTTGTCTTCGTAGAACTCTGCAATTTCGTTAGAAAGGGCGTCTACTACAAACTCTTCTAGCTTTGCATAATTCTCATGCATTGCTACTTTGTCTGTACGTAGTTCTTGGATTTCTTTTTGTAGTTGCTCTACAACAAAACCCTTTAACAGATCTGAATTTTCACGCATTGCAATAGCATATTTGGCTTTCGCCTCAGCTAGTTGCGCACGATCTTCTGCAAATTCAGTAATTTCTGCTTCTAGACGCTCGGAAAGCATTGAGTCGATAGCTTCAACCATAGTTGATTTATCATGCTCATACTTTGCTGCAAATTCTTCGCGGAGTTCAGCTGTAACAGCCTGCTTATTTTCACGAACTTTGCTTTCCCAAGCCTCTTCGATTTGTGCCCTGACTTCTTCGTTTACTACATCGTTTTCAAAGAGTGTCTTCAGTGCATCTATCATTACATTCTCCTAGTTTATTGGAGTTTGTTGATTATGTTAATCAACGACTCTTTTAGATACTTTTGTGCCTTAGTGTCTTCTTTTGTTGCCTGTGCAAGTTCGTATGCCTTCATCCCACCACGAGCGTTTAATAGATGTTCGTAAATTGGTGTAGGATATGCACCAGGGGCGCTAGGCTGAGCCACAACGTCCACAGTGATTATTTCAAAGTCGGATACGGTATTACTGCCGTCTTCCGAAACGTTACCAGAGCCCCTAGAGGAAACACCCAGCTTAACGCCGCTTTCAAGCATTGTTTTAACTAGCTGTCCCATAGGGGTTGGTAGTATCTTCAGTTTACCATAACCATTTGCGTCATCCATCCAAGTTTCAGATATCATATGACTCACACGGTCTAGGTTAATGTTAAGGCCTTCCGGATGATCAACTTCTCCGAGAACACTATATCCTCCTGTTATTTGATCATTGAGAGTTTTGACAGCCCTACCAATTTCATTCACAGGATACACACGCTGGTTAGCGTTGCGTACTCCGCCTTGTATCATGATACCTTTCATGTACAAGTCTTTTCCTTCATTAGCAGACTCAACAACCAATTTAGCTTGGTCGAACGTCAAATGTTCTCGTAAGTTTCTCATTCAAACTTCCTTATATTATACTGCTTACTTGCCTACAATAGACTTTTTGTTGTCAGCAGTCTCAGGCTTGCCTTTTTTCTCAGCACCATGTCCTGGCTCTGATTTACCAGCTTTCGCTGCTTTGCCGCCTGGCTTATTGATGTTACCTGCATCGTCCTCTTTAGGAGCACTTGCGCCTGTTCCACCATTATCGACTTCACCACCTTTTGCAATATTTGCAGCAGTTCCGCCCATATCGTTAGCACCTGCAACGACTGATTTAGCGTTTGCGCCATTGTCACCCATTGTTGCTGATACTTTTTCTACATATTCACGCATTTGATCTCTTGCGCTTAATGGCTCACTTGATGCTTCTTCAACTTCGTCATCTGACTCTTCAACTTCTTCGTCAGTTGTTTCAAATGCATAGCCTTCTTCTTCTGGTGCTACGTCTGTTTCTAGATCATCAGCAGCATCGCCACCCATGTCATCATCGCCTTCGTCGTCGCCTTCATCGCCAGCCATCATTTTTTCAAATTCTGCTTTTAGGTCGTCTAGCGCATCTTCTAGGTCTTCTACACGATCTTCAACATCGCCTTCTTCACCTTCGTCTTCGTCGCCTTCTTCACCTTCGTCGCCTGCGTCCATGTCCATATCCATGTCCATTGGATCTGCTTCAACTTCAAATTCATCTAGATCAAAGCCTTCGTCAACTTCGTCGTCGTCTTCGTCGTCGTCTTCGTCTGCTGCTTCGTCTAGGTCTTCGTCTGACTCATCTACTTCTTCGTCAGCTGCTTCTGTTGTTTCTTCGTCGTCTGACTCATCAACTTCTGCTTCGTCTTCTAGTAGTGACTCATAAATGTCTCTTGATTTTTCTACCACTATCTCGTGGAATAGCTCTTCAGCGCCATCCTTATCTTCGTTGATAAGACGCTCAAGCATTTCTTCAAATTTATTGCGATCTGCCATTTTAAACTCCTATAAATGTTTGTACGCCGTACGGGCGTGGACTGTCATACTGTATTTACTAAAAAGTGCGTATATATAGATAGAATAGGCTCAAAACGAGCCGTTTTTCATAAAAGTCAAGAAATATTGAAGATTTTTTTAAATTCTTCAATAGTTATATGGTCTAAATTTGGTATATTACCAAATTCTTTAGGAACAAAGTTTATATCTCCTATTACTCTTATATATCTCTTTTTATTAAATTTTTGACAAGTAATACAGGTTTGTTTAAGCCAGTTACCGTGATAGGTTGCTCCGTCGTGTTGCTTTTTATAATTTTGTGTTCCTGCATAAAGATTGTTAACTCTAGTATTATCTTGTAATCCTACATAATCAAATCCAAGAATGTAAATGGTGTTATTTTTATGCTCACTTGCTAAGTGTAATGCTGTAGGTCCTGAACTCCATCCTTTACTCGGACTAAAGTAACTAAATCCACTAAATTTATTATATGCTTTGTTAGGATTTGTCCATACTTCGTGATTTTTTTGATAACCTGCTTTGTTTATTTCAAGTACCATTTTTGTATCAACAGCAACTAAGTAATCAGGTTCAAATTCTCTATATAATGCATTACATCCATAGATTGTTCCGTAATTCTTTAAACTTTCTAAATTAATTTCGCTTCTACTTGTTCCATTACCTAGAACAAAAGCAACTTCTTGTTTAGGACGAGGAGAAAATCCGCTAGGAATTTCTAGATTAGGTTTTTTAGATTTTTGAGAAGGTTGTTGTGCAGCTTGAGCAAGTACTTTGATCCTGCGATCGTTTTGCTTTCTTGCTCTACGTTCGTCTCGAACTTTACGCCATTCTTCTTTAGTATATTTTGATTTGTCTAACTTAGCCAACTATCATACTCCGCCAGCCTCTGCATTTGCAGCGATGCCATACATTTGTTTAATGAACTCAAGATCTCTCTTGCTTTCTTCATTATGTAGTTCGCTTGCTTTTCTAATGCGATTGATCTGACGAAGTGTTAGTTTTGTTTTTCGGGTATCACTTTTCTTTACGATAGAATCATCCGA